TATATAAAAAAAAAAATTTTAAATATGAGTGAAGCAATATATTTAGCAAGTGAATTATGGGTTGAACAATTATTATCTGGTACAACTGGTAGTGACTTCGCTCCATTATCAGGTGAGCAATTTTTAACTGTAAAAGGTTCTGATGTTGAGCCTGGTGTAAATGGTAATGAATTCTTAAGTGTATATGAAATTGCAAAAACTTTATCTCCAACGTCAAGCAGTCCAATTAATATTATAGTTTATCCTGGCTATTATGGATTTCAGCCTGATAGATTAAATTTGAATACTCCTTATATTAACATAATATCATCTACAGGTAATATAGATGTTAATTTTGGGTTTTTGGGAGTTATAATTAACGTAGATAATATTAAAATAAATGGAATAAATTTTATAGATAACGGATTAGTTATTACTGGAAATTTTCCAGGATTATATATAAAAAATTGTAGTGGAAAATTTTCTGGTGATTATATTAATCATGATACTATTCTATCTGGAACATTTAAAGATATTACAATATCTGAGCAATCTGGAGATAATGGATTCGTAGTTGATTTTTTATGTTTTTCTGGATATTTCGAAAATATAAAATTTAGAATTCCAATTAATGTTCCGATTTTCAATACTGTAACTAGTGATACAGGAGTTACATGTGATTTGTCTGGTACATTTATTAATTGTATAGGAGGTTATAATAGTTTTATAGCGAATTATTTAACTGGTACATTTATTGATTGTATATCTGGAGATAATGGTTTTAATCATTTGATGGTAAATATCGCGTCAGGTGCCACATTTACTAGATGTGTTGGTGGTAATAATAGTTATAGTCCTGATAGTAATTTATATTATTGTAGATTAGTATCAGGTTTTTTTAATACTCCTGCGTCTGGCGGAAGTATCAATCTTTGTGTTGATGGAAACAAGAATGTAATTGGAGCTGTTGCGCCATCAAATGGTAAGCAATTTTTGACTGTTAAAGGTTATAATGTTGATCCTGGTGTAAATGGCAATGAATTTTTAAGTGTATATGAAATTGCAAAAACTTTATCTCCAACGTCAAGCAGTCCAATTAATATTATAGTTTATCCTGGCTATTATGGATTTCAAAATGATTTAAAATTAAACACTTCTTATATTAACATAATATCGTCAACAGGAAATATAGATGTTAATTTTGGATATTCAGGAGCCAGTGTTATTGAAGACCACATCAAAATGATGGGAATAAATTTTACTGATGGCGGGTTAAGAATAACTGGCAATTTTCCAGGCTTATGGATTGAGAACTGTTCTGGACAAATTCAAGGTGATGGTAAAAATGGTAATGTTATTGCATCCGGAACTTTTAAAAATATAGATATTATAAATGGTACAGGTTTTTCTGGTATATTTGAGTGCTCAGGTTTTTTTGAACACATATTTAGTTCTACTAATTGTGGATTATTTATAAGTTCTATTGATACGTTATCAGGAATATTTAAAGACATCTATTCAGGTCAAATTTTTTGGACAAATTTTTTGTCAGGTACATTTATGAATTGTTATGGAAGTTCTGGTGGTAGTTTTAATGGAATTTGTTCAGGTACATTTAATAATTGTGGTGATCCAGTTGACGCGTTTTTTTCAACTAGTGGAGGAACATATACAAATTGTATTGGAAATTTTGATCAAACAGTAGGTGGTTTGTTCACTAATTGTATTGGTGATTTTGGAACATTAACAGATGGTATTTACATAAACTGTAATTCCGGTTTGTTTAATGTTATTTCTGGATCAAAATTATATTATTGTAGAAAATCTCCTGGTTCAGGTACATTTTCAAATCCTACTAATGGTGGAGAAATTCATCTTTGTATTGACGGAAATGGAAAGACTATTGATTCATCTATTATTCCTCAAAGTTTATCTTTAAGTAAAGTTGGTGCAAATAGTAATCCAAATCCTGAAAGATTCAAATGGATTGTTGATAAAACTATATCGCAAGTTTTATTAACTAGTAACTGCTCTGGTATTACAGTTCAAATAGACTCAACAGTATACACAGAAATGACATTAGTTGGTGTGACACTACCAGCATTGATTGATTTGGTTATATTAGATATTGGAATTCAAACTGGATATGATAATGCTAATGCTATAATAGTATTTTAGAACACTATAAATTAATATAAATTAATATATATTAAAAATAATATAAATAATGATACAAATAAAAGAGACAATAGAATTTGATGATTCTAAATTTTTATCTGAACAAAGTTCTGATTTTAAAGTTTGGTATAATAAGAATGTTAATATTTTAATTAACGATAAACTTAATCCAGACTCTTTAGATATATTTAACAGGCCTATATCTTACACTGTTACAGTTGAAACATTTAACATTGAAATTTATCCTCAATATATTTACAATGAACAAAGTAATTGGGCTTGCTCAGATTTTAAAATAAAAATAAAAATTAATTGATGGTAAAATTATTTAAAATAAGATTTCTTCCAAATATAGATGGTACAGATTCGACAACATTGATAACAAATTTGAATACAGTGTTTGTTCACACTTATGTTGGAGATGATTTTAGTGGAGATGGCACGAGAGAATATCCGTATAAATCAGTATTCAAAGCGAGTCAAAAAAGTGGTATGGTGTATATCGTATTTAGAGGTATTGTAAATGAATCGTTTAATATAAACACTATAATTGGGGATGATATAAATCAAATAATTACAGTATCTAATTATTCATCAGGTATATATAACAGAATAAGAACAACTATTCTATCTGATAAATTTTACAGTTTTTCTCAAAATGCATCAGGATGTATTCTTAATAATATTTTACCTAATGCTTCTTCAGGCTACAATTTTTTGATAGAGTATTGTCTTATTAATTCATCTGATCAGTATGGTTATGGTTATGGAACACCTTATATTTTAAATCACTGTACTACTAATGGAGTAGGCGGTGCTAAATTAATTAACAACTCAATAGTGATTAAATATCTTGATAATAATGTTGATTGTGTTATTAAGAATACAATAATAATGAGTTCTACTATATTAAGGTACAATGGTATAGTATTAGATTCACCTATTTATACATCAGATTCTTTAAGTAATGTACAACTTTTAAAGAATGCTTTTATATCCGCTGGTATGACTTTAAAAGATGTAAATGCTTGGATTCATATAGATTCATTTAATAATGAAACTTGTAGAGTTGTATTAGAAGATAAAAATGGAGGCACTTCAGGAAATATATTTAATAGATATAATATTGATGGTAGTGTATTAGATTACACTTTAAATCCAGTGTCTAATAATGATGCACTTTATACATCTGATTTAGGTGGTTATGTTGGATGTTTTGGACCAGCTAACGCTATATTACCTACTGATTTAGATGTACCAATTAATGTTAATTCTGATGGTTCTGATGATTTAGTTAATCCAGCTACTTTACTTAGAGGAAATATTGATAATACTTTTGATTTTGATACTTCATCAAATCAAATATGGAATCGTATGAGAAGTCATACTACTATAATCATACCTAACGGTGTTAAATTTAGAGGAAGTCAATCAATGGAAGATGATGGTAGTGCTTTTGGATATTACTTTGGTAAGAAGCAAAATCTTATTTTTAATAGTGCAATAACTTATTCTGAAACATTAGAACCTAATACTTTATATAAAGTAACCAATACCAATAAGGATATATTTTCAGCTATTTTATATAATGGTACTCAATATTTACCAGATTATTTTTTCAAAACAAATATAGACATATTATCATTTTCATTATTAAATGATGGCTCAGGTACAGTAGTACATAAAGTATTATCAATACCATTTGAATCAGAAGAAATAATTCCTTATGATAATATTAACACGCCATCAGAAACATTTCCTAAATTTAGTTGTCCTTTCTTTAGTGATGTTCAAATGTTGTTTCATAAAATTGGTGATAGAATAGATTTACCAGTTTTATTTAGTGAATTTGATAATGATAAAATATCTTATTATAGTGATTATGCTGTTACAAGTGCTGATCAAGAATTCATTACATTGTCATCAGACTCAGTTAATTATTACTATAAAATACCAGTAATTAAATATTTAAGAATTGAATTGAATGCTCACTTTGATATAGATTATGCATAAAAAATAATTAAAATAATGACTAAAATAAATACGCTTGATATATCTTTAGATATGGGTACTATTACGCCGTTAATCAGAGTAAGAGGAAAAATTAAATATATTGGTATTCAGTTAGATTATGGAGTTATACCACCTAAAAATTTTTATAGAGGCAGAATAAATATATTAGGAATTGGATTAACAAATGCAGAAAAGAGTATAATAGAATATCAATTAATTTAAAATGATTACAAAATTTAAAATATATGATTCAATAAATCAAGGAGAGCCAGAAAAAGGTGATTATGTTATTGTTAATCAAAATGATGATGATCATTATTTTGATGATGATACTACAAATTCATTAAATAATAATATTCATAGATTAATTAATATTATATATAATTCTAATTCTACTAGTTATGTTATTGACTTTTCAATATCTTGGTTAGTAAATAGAGATGAAATAATTTATTGGGCTAAAAATAAAGAAGAATTAGAACCTTTACTAAATTCAAAAAAATTTAATATATGAAATATTTAAAGACATTTGAAAGTGAAACTAATAGTAGAATAAAGAAAGGTGATTATGTTTTAATGAAATATACTAATATAACTAATATTAAATTATTAACTGGTTTAAGTGATTTTATATGTAATACAATAGGAATAGTATATAAAACTGATATTAAATATAGTAGTATATATGTTAAATATGATAATGTACCAGACAATATTAAAAGATATTTTACTGTGATTGGAGATGTTTATGTTAAAAATTTTGTAACAGATCAGATTGTTGATTTTTCTAAATCAAAGAAATTATTAATAGTAAAAATGCAAACAATAAAATTTAATATATGAAATATTTAAAAAATTTTGAAAATACAAAAAAAAATAATTATAAAGTTGGAGATTATATAATAGTAGAGTATAGTTGTGACAGCAGAGATGATATACTAATGAAATTGAAAGGCTTTATTGATAATACAATAGGAGTTTTATATAGTATAGATAAATATGAAAATGGTAAAATATTTGTGAAATATGATAATGTACCAGATGGATTTATACAGTTTTTCAACTCTGTTTATGATGGATATACAAAGCCATTTCATCTTTCTCAAATAGTTGAATATTCAGATAAAAAAGAAGATTTAGAATATTTAATAAATGCAAATAAATTTAATATTTAAACTTTTCGTGAAAAAAGCTATATTAATTAATATATTAATTTGTGATTATATAATATATCACGAAGTTTTTTTCAAGTCAAAAAAGCACAGTTGTTCATATAGAAACAACAAATAAAAAGAGAGATAAATTATTATCTCTCTTTTTATTTGCAGATATGAAAAATTATCATTATATTTGTATAAAATAAAAGTTATGAAGAAATTTTTAGTAGTGATGAATAAAATTTTAGTGTTTTCTAAAAAACAACCTAATTATGTTTTAATTAATTGGATTTGTTTTTTAATATCTATATTATTAAATACAATTTCATCATTTACAAATAATGACGCATTAAGATTAATTGCATGGATATTTATAATTTTTCAATTTTTGTGCTTATTAATTCAATTTAAAGTATATAAATTTGATAGAGATATTATGATAGAAGAAAACAAATTTAATATTGGTAATATTGTAGATACTAATAAATATAAAAAATAATTAAAATTAATATCATATAATTAAATATTTATGATAAAAAAAATATTAATCATTATTTAAAAAAAGAAAGCAAATAATTTGCTTTCTTTTTTTTAATTTTTTTTTTTAATATATACAATAAAAAATATACATGAGCAAGCAAATAATTAATGTAGGTATATATCAAAATGATGGCACTGGAGATAGTTTAAGAGAATCATTTATAAAGATAAATAGTAATTTTAATGATGTATATGCATTTTCTGGTACAACTGGAGGATCAGGAACATCTGGAACATCAGGTTTAAATGGAACAAGTGGAGGATCAGGAACATCTGGAACATCAGGTTTAAATGGAACATCAGGTATTGGCGGATATACAATAATCAATGTGACGTATTCTCAATTAACTGGATTAACAATGAGTAGTGGTTTAACTGCTGGTAGTTATTATAAAATAACAGATTACCAAACTGTCCATTATATGTTTGATGGTGATACTAGAATCGATGAGATAAATGTTGGAACAGTTGAACCATTGACTATTTTAGCTAAATCGACATCAGTGCTAGATAATAAAGCATATTCAGAATTATATCCTCAGGATATAATATATTATGATTGGAAATCTGATTATTGGATACAAGATATGGCATTCTCAAATATTGATTCAGTTATAAAATATGGTAGTTTAATTGAACCAAATTTATCAGGTGTGACTTTAATATCTGGTTATAAGGGTGTTATTTATAAAAGAGAAGATACAAAAAATAATAACATTCTTGGATATGATTTCAGAAATGTAAAGTTTAGAAGATGGAATGTAGGAGAATTACTTTACGGTTTTTCAACCCAATATATTGGCTTATATAGTACATATGAAGGTGTTTCAGGTTTAACAGATTATATTGACGTTTATACTTTTCATGGATTTGATGAGTACAATACATATGAAATTAATGTCAGAAACAATACAATAAAAAACATCAACGATACACAAACTCAATGGAATGGAATTATTGGATCATCATTATCAAATACAGTATTTTACTTGGTTGGTAATAATTCTACATTTCAAATATATACAGTATATGATAATAATATTGGTATATTTTCTGAATTAAATACAATTGATGGAGCAGGGTTTTACTCTAATACAATTGGAAGTAATTTTAATACTAATACAATTGGAAGTGATTTTAATACTAATACAATTGGAAGTGTTTTTAATACTAATACAATTGGAAATAGTTTTAATGGTAATACAATTGGAAGTAATTTTAATACTAATACAATTGGAAGTGATTTTAATACTAATACAATTGGAAATAGTTTTAATGGTAATACAATTGGAAATAGTTTTAATGTTAATACAATTGAAAGTTTTTTTCAGAATAATACAATTGGAAGTGGTTTTAATACTAATACAATTGGAAGTAGATTTTCACATAATATTATTGTAAGTTTTTTTCAGGCTAATAATGTTTGTGATGATTTTAATCGTGCTGGTGGTGTAAATTTCACAAACGCATCATATGTTTATGAATCTTACACAAAAGAATTATTTGTCAATTCAGATAATACACAGAGATTAATATATAATAAAATGACAATTGTAGATGCTAATGCATCTACAATTCAATAAAATAAAAAGAGAGAGTAACTAAGTTACTCTCTCTTTTTCTAAAAATGTTAATACCCTTCCTCGTCATCATTATTTTGTTTATCATGATTCTCTTTTGTAAGACACCATAAATAAATAAACATTACAATAGTACTAACTTCTTGTATTTTTTTCAAATTAAATTCATTGTTCATTTTATTATTTTTCTATTAGTTTATCTATTAGTTCGTATGATTTATTAAAGTCTTCAAATATAATTTCAATATCTTCTCCAGTTGAAATTCCATTAAGAAAGAATTCTACATCAATATTATATTTAGTTGATAAACTTTTAATAGTTGATACAAAATCTGGACAATTTGAATATTCAATTCTTTCAGAATTATCTTTCATTGTTCTAACTATAAATTCTGCATTTTGTACTTCTGTTAGTGGATGACGTTGTTTCTCACATTCATCTTCTATTGTCACACCGCAATGTATTTTTAATTTTTTCACTTTTATTTTTTTATTTTAAATTTTTTCAAGAAATTTCTTCTTTCAAAGTATTCCATATTTGCAACTTCAGTGTAACATTTATTTTCTGTTTTTTCTGTTAATTCTTTTATATTAATTTTTTTTATTTCTTCTGATTTAGCGAATAATGATTTAGTGACAATAGAAACAATATTACTAATTTGCCTACTTATTGGTTGATCTAATTCGAAATTTATTGGCTCTATATAATTATAAGGAGTGGATCTATCATAGTAAGGACGGTCACGATTATAATCTTCAATTACAATACTCAATTTCATTGGATGTAATTCAGGAGGATTGTTTTGTATTTTAATCTGTAGTTCATATATTTGATCTCGTAATTTCTTTTGATCAATATCATTTTTAGAGTTAACTTCTTTTAGTGCTAAATCAAATTCTTTTTTAGCAACATAATATGGTTCTTTTAGTGCTTCTAAATCTTTACTTTTTATTAAAACATAATCTTTTTCGTTGTTCATACTTTTTATCTTATAATTCTAAGTGCTTCTTTTAATCCTTCTTCTAATGCTTCTTCATATTTACGATATAAGAACCATTCAAATTCTTTGTGATGATACCAGTCCCATTCCTTTTCCGCTAAATTTAAAGGATTACCAATAAATTTATCAATAGTGAAACAAAATTTAGGAGCTGTTGTACAATCAGTATTAACTTCAATAAATATCTGTTTTTGTGTCCTTAGCCATTTTTTAAGCTCTGATTGAGTAGGTCGTGCATATATGTTAGGATGATTAAATCTACACTCAAAAATTGAACCTTCTTTGTTTTCTTCACTAAAAATACAATCAGTAAGGTCTTCAAAATAATATTTACTTGGTATATTATATCCTTTTTGCTTTGCTAAATTTGCAGTCTCAAATGTTATTAGTTCTTCGTTTGTCATTGTTTTTTAAAATTGTATGTATAATTACCAGAATTTATCAATCTCATAACTTGAATTAATGAATAACCCATAAATCTAACAAAAGGTATCACGTAGCCTTTGTCATCTTTCAAATCAACTTTATTATTAATAATATAATTGATATCTAATAAACTTGTTATTTTTTGCATATATTTTCTATTTCTTTAATTTCGCTTAAGAATGTTTGTTCAGCGTCCATTCCAGAATTTTTCATGAAAATAAATAAATTTTTATTTTCAGTTGTGATATATTTATCTGGAATTTTATATTTTTTTTTGAATTTTATCCAATCACTATTTGATTTTATATAATTATCAAATGTGACATCAGATTTTTTAATAGCATAATTGATAGTTTCGAATTCTTCTTTTTTTGCTTTCATATCATAAATATTTAATAAATTATACTAGCATAAAAATTAATTATATTACGAAGATAGTAAATAAATATCATATAAAGAAAAATAAAGAGTTAAATATGTATACTCAACTCTTTATTTCTACTCTTTATTTTTTATATTTCATACACATAACCATCAATAACTTCAACTCTAACTCTGCAGTTAATTCCTCTTACTCCATCTATAGTTTTTATTGTTGATAACATTGTTTTGTTACTTGATAATATATCTAATGAATATCCACTCCAAAGTGCATTATATTCACCATTTGAAATTTCTACAGTTTCTTTTGATATGCTTTTTTTCATAATTTTTAAATATTTTTATAAACGTAATTACCAATAACTTCAACTTCTATTGGGTAGTCACGACATCTAACTACATTTATAGTTCTAATTGTGACTAATTTTTTTCTATCTATATTTTCATCATCAATTGATGATGTTTCTAAATTTGATAAAATATCTAATGTATATCCTTTCCAAATAGCAGAATAAATACCTTCTTCAATTTTAACTTTATCGTTTGATATTTTATATTTCATGTTAATTTTTTATTTATAGTAAAAACTCACAATTCCATTTTTGACTTCAACTCTTTCATTCTGTGTATCTCCTCTGATCCCCATTATAGATTTGATTGTGATAAGTTCTGTATTATCATTAGATAATATAGTTAAATTATATGATTTCCAAATAGCATTATAAATACCATCATCTATCTTAACTTTAGTTGTTGATGCTGACATTAGTTTATTTTTGAATAAATTTTTTTATCATAACCAATTGATATTGATGTTTCACCACCAAATAATATGAAATTATATTTATGCTCAACATATTTTGTTTCGAAATTTATATTTTTCAACCAAACTATTTCATTATTTTTAGTCTTTAATGGTAACCATGCAAATTTTTTATCGTTTTTCATTTAATTTATTTAATTTTTGTCTTCTATTTTTATTTAGAAATTTATTTTTAAGTTTAACTGCTCAGTTAATATTTTGATTTGTTGTATCAGACATATTATATTTCACTCAATATTACTAATTTTTCTTTTCTAATATCATTTAAATATATTTTGGATTTTTTATAAATTTTGATTCCGTAATTATCATTTTTATATTTTCCAATAAAATATGTTTGTTCTGGTAATTCAGGATATCCATAATAATTATGACTTCTAAAATCTTGAATAAAAAAGAAATATGCTACATCATCTAATTCAGTAGAATTTTTATAATCCAAAACACCATATGTATTATCAATTTTCATTTTATTTCATATAATCAAATGTCCAGTGTCCATCATTAAAATCAAATGATTCAATTATTTTTAATTCTTCGTCTGTTTTAGTGTATTCATATGACCATTTACCATCTCCATCAAATATAAATTTTTTGTCTGTTGTGACATTTTCTCTTTCCTTTAAATGACTATCTTCTTTACAAATTTTAAATAGTTTTTTGAAATAATCATCTCTAACTTCAGGTGTTGTGAAAGTTGTTTCTTCTGGTGTTTGATCGTCACCCCATCTAAATGGTGTTTCGTAAATTTTATATACTTTCATATTTTATAATTTTTTCTAATTTTTTTTTTCTTATTGTTTTTAAATCACTATTGAATCTATAAATAAAAAAAGATATGTCTCCAATTTCTAATAATTTGACGAAATATTGTTTCAATGTTTTATTATATGCAATATTATTAATTGTATATTTATTGTTTAATCTTAATAAAAATTTAACAGTCATATTATCAATTACAATGACTTTATCTCCAATTTTAAAAGTTTTAATATCAAGCATGATTAGACATTTTAAGAAGTTTATGTTTTCTTTCTGTTTTAATATCTAATCTGAATCTATTAATTTTATATCTCAAATCAAAATTTCCAACTAATGATAAATAATATTTATTATATATTGGATTGTATTGTATTTGTTTAATTTGATATGTTTTATCTAATTCTAATATTGTATTGTTATTATTAACAACAACTACATAATCTCCAATGCTTAAATATTTAACTTTTATTTTTGCCATAATTTTTCAAGTTTTTTCTTTCTTGATGTTTTCAAATCTAATATAAATCTAGAATGATAATATTTTTGACTTCCGTTTTCAAATAATCTCACTCTCTTTTCATATAATGAATCAGAATTCTGAATATAGCTAATTGTATATTTGTTATTTTGTCTTAAATTACTACATGATATTTCAGTAGCAATTACTACATCTCCAACTTTCAAATTTTCAAAGTTCAACATATCTTAATATTTTAGATAATTTTATATTTCTAATTTTTTTCAAATCATCATCAAATCTATCAATCATATAAGCATTTTCTCCCATACCAAATAGTTTAAATTGATATACATTAAATCCGTTAATAAATATAATTTCTTTAACTTTATATATTTTATTAAATATTAAATCAGTCCACATTATATCTACAGCTATTACTTCATAATTATTTGTCAAATTATCAATATTTAAATTTTGTAACATTCAGTTATCTTATTTAATTTAAATTTTCTTTCTTCAGATATTGAAATCCAATGAGGTAAATAATTATACATTCCAGGATCTTCTTTAGTAAAGAAAAAATTATGGTCGTCAAGAAAATATTTATCAAATGTGCTACTCATATTATTTCTAAATCTGAATTTTAATTTATCTCCGGACTTTAACATTTGTTTAATTTTTCAAGTTTTTGTTTTCTTATAGCTATAATAATTTTATAATTTATTGTAGTCATTGTTCTTTTAGATACTTGTGTAATTTTCAAATTGAGATAAGATTGTATAAATGTTATTATCATAGAATATAATTCAATTCACTAATAATTTGTTCTTTTGTTGACCATTCTCTTATTTCTAAAAATTCACAAATATCTTTCCTTGTTGCTAAATTTCGTATAGTATATTCATACTTGTCAAATACTTTATAGCCTCTTGATGTTAATTCATCTTGTAATTCTTTACTAGTTAATTTATCTAATATTTCATCATCATAATCGCTCATATCAACATCAATTCCATGATATAGTATACTAGTATCTTTGACATAAATATCTTTTTCTTTACGACTCTTCAATTCATTTTCGATATCATCAGTACCCAAAGATTTTAAAATTTTATATTTATAATCAAACAAATCTATATCAACTTCAACATTACAATAATACATATTTTATAATTTTATTTTTTATGGCTCATAAAATCCATATTCATTAATATAGCACTTTTTTTTAATAGTTGACAATTTAACCTTTATAGCATCATCATTTAACGGACGAATTGATATAATAGTCAAATCGTCATCAAATGATGATTTAGATGAATCATGATCAATATTGAGAGCATGAATATCATGAACATAGACATATTCAGGTTTATTTAAACTATTGTTTGCCATAATTAACTGTTATTTGGATCATAATTTCCATATCCATTTATATAACATTTTTCTGTTATATCTGATATTTTTATTTTATCTGACTTATCTGGCAAAGGTTCAGTTGAATAAAAATCAGTCTTGTAAATATATTCAGGAATATTTTTTCTAATTTCATCATATTTCTTGATTGAGTATTTTTTTGTAAAATATAAAATTGAACAAGTTATTACAGGAATAAATAAAAATGCAGATTGAATTATTGCGGAATTTATAATAAAATTCGTAAAATTCATCTGGATTGATTTATAGCCAAATATTAATGTACAAACAATTCCAAAAAATGACATCAATTGAAACACTTCAATTATATTGATGTATATTTTTAAATCTTTATTTTTAATTTTCATAGTTTTATATTATTTTAATAATTCTAATTTTAATAGTCTTGAACATTTACTAAGTGATGATTTAAAATATTTTTCATCATCTTTATCTAGGACATCCATGTCATCTAACAAATCTTGATAAAATTTTATTTTATATCTATAATAATCAATTCTTCTTAATTTCTTAATTTTTTTATAAAACAAAAAGCAAATTAAATTAAAAAAAATAAAAACATAAAACCACTTATTTCCTAAATAATTTTCCTTATATGAGTTGTGACAAAGTAGTCCTACGTTTTTTTCTGGATCTGTTATTTTTTCTAATATTTTAACAACACAAAATATAGATATTATAATAATACAAATTTCAGATATCATAGTACAAATATTAAAAATGTATATCATTTTAAGAATTCATCAGTTTTATAACATCTCTCAAAGAAGCGGCTACTTCATAATCTTCGATTTTAACAGCATATAACATTTCATTCTCAATGTTATTAACTTTTGAAAAGTTAGTTGAATTTGTCCAAGATTTACCACGACTATCTTGAATATCTTCACATTCACATTTTACATTACGAAATTTTGCAACTCCTCCAATGTTAATAGCCTGAACTCCACAATTTTGACAATACATAATATCCAACACAATGTACTTTTTACCTTCAACTCTTACTTGACTGTTGTTGCTTGCTGTATTTGATAAAGATACAACTTCGTCTCCAATTTTAAATTCTTTTTTCATATTTTTAAATTATTTTAGTGTCTCTTAGTATTGATGCGAATTCGTAATCTTCATTTTTTATTGCTTCTAATAATTCAGATTCTATGTTTTTAATATTTGCAAAATGCATTGAATCAGTCCAGCATTTACAATTACTAATTGATATGCTACCACAACTACATTCAGCATATTCAGATGTAGTAATTTCTCCAATATTAATAGCTTGTGTTCCACACTTACTACAATATTTATAATCAAGAACTGTGTATACTGTTCCTTTTAATCTAGGTTGACAATATTGATCTTTTGGATTTGTTAATGCAACAACTTTGTCTCCTATACTATGTCTTACAGTGCTCATATCAATTGATATTATATATGTTCAATTTTTGATCAAATGATTCAATTCCCCATTTTGTTAATATTTGTATTCCGCCTATTACATATCTAAAAACAATAGGATCCTTTGGCTCTATTACATTTCTTGAATCATAATATCCTTTTAAACTATCAAAACTCAAATTACCAAGATTAAAATGAGATTTAGGTGCAGCAATATACAAATCATCACTATTAATTTTAATTATTTTTAAACATCCTGTTTCATAAACATAAGAATCTATATATACAGGACACATTTTTTTTATATCATTTTCACTATAACTTGAACTATCGAACAAATGATTATCTATCCATTTTTTAGCATCTTCAGGAACTCCCGGCCAATATCTTGAAATAGCATACTTATATACACTGTTATAAGAATCACGTTTTTTTAATGGCTTAACTGATTCAATTTCAAGAAGATTTTCTTCTGGTACATCATTTTTATAATTTGAAACTGGCGCATATATCAAATTATATTTAGAACAAATATTATTAAATTCCTCAATAGTTAAGAATTTCAAATCTATATAATTTTGTTTATAATAATTAATGACATTTGCTTCTTTCGCAGTCATTTCTATTAATGCAATTTTTGCATCAGTTTCAACGACTTCATTAGTATGTGTAAATCCTAAATTTTTAAGTCTTTTAACCTTATCTAATATAGAAGATTTTATATTATTCTCATTTAAAATAGTTCTTGCTCTTTCTAGTAATCTATCTTGAGCAGTATCTATATCATTGTGAATTTGTTTTACAATTTCATTTTGTTTTACAATTTCATTTCTTAATGTAATTTCTTGTTCATTCATATTTTTATTTTTATTTTTAAAAAACAAGTGATGCTTTACTTATCCAATTTGTATATAATTTTCCATTTTCTCTTAATACAAGATATTTGAATGTATCTTTGTTATCTAATGCCATGCAATCATTGTCAATAACTACAGATATATCATTAACATCATACATTTTAGGTCCAAAAGGAAGAGAACCTAAATATTTATTAGGATGGTTTTGTTCGTAAAAATTCATATATGAAATCAACTCATCATAAAAAGTTTTACTTGCATTGTTTTCAATCCATTTATCAATTTCATTATTCAATTCTGATTTGTATAATTTTCTGAAAGTAATTTGGTCCGCTCCTAATTCCTCACATCTTTTTAGAACTTCATAAACAGTATAATTATCATAATCATTTATAAGATTCAAAGATAATCTCAAATTGAAGTCATGTTTTTTGACTAATTTAATAATTTCAAAAACATCGAATTTTAATTGTTCGTTGCAGCCTATAACTTTCAAATTTTTCTCATTGTCAAAGATATTAGAAATTGAAAAGGAAATAGTTGTGACTCCAATTTCTCTCAAATGTCCAAGATACTCATCTGTCAACATGACACCAGTTGTTTGAATTTCAATACTTTTGAAAGGTGTTTGAAGTTTAGAATTCATTTCGGAAAAGAAGTCCAAAAAATCTTTATTTTGAACTGGTTCTCCTGTTCCAGTTAGTACAACAACATTGCAGCCATTGTCTCTGGCAAATTGTAAACGATTGAAATAATCTTTATATTCAATAGATGATTTTATTAATTCACTACCTTCAATGTATTTATGTACTACTTTATTAATCTTATCAACATATGGATTAGTGTGAGTTCTACTGACACAAAATTGACAATGATTTACACACTTGTTGTTTGTTGGTACTACAATACTTAAACTTTGAATATTCATAAATTTATTTATTTTTATTGTTTTCTAATTCTGAAATTTCTTGTTCTGTAAGTGGAGGATGAAAAGTATCAACTTTACATTTTTTACAATAACACCAACCTTCTTCATCGTCTCGACCGTAATTTAGTATTTCTACTATATCACATACCTCTCCGCATATCATACAAGTTGGTGAACCATATTGTTTTTCATTATTCATTAATTTAATATTTCAATCAAATCAGTATTTGAATATTTTAATGCAATTACTTTAATATCATCATTATCAAAAATATTAATTTTTTCTGTTTTGATTAAATAATTTTTATTTGGTACATGACATGTATAAATTACAATATCTGAATTAGATTTTTTTATTTCACTACATTTAAGAACAACATCGATTGTTGATACATTTTTACAAAATGTCACATTCTTCTCATTAATTACAATACCTTCTTTTAAAAAAATATCAATTATCATTGATAATGCTGTTGATTCTTTCATAAATTTTGATTTAGTTATTAAATAATTTTAAATCTAATATGTTTGATTGCATATTATACTTTGGATTAAAAAAGAATTTTTGAAATGTGATAGTTTCTATATTGATACCAAATTTGACATGAACCGCTTCTTCGGTTACTTTCCAAATAATACCAATTTGGTTTTTAGAATATTTATCATTACTAATTATTTTATTTCCTACCTCCCACATGTTTATGTTTTTATTTATACAAAGATATAAAAAAACTTCTACATATGCAGAAGTTTATTAGTTAAAATTATTTAAATGTTACTTGTTTAATATTTTAGTGATTTCTTTTAACATAACAATATTTTTAGATTTTGCTATTTCAATAGCTTCTTCATAAGAATAGTATTTTTGTTCTTTTTTATTTTGTTTTATATTATTAAGGCAAATCAAATCGCTGTCTGCTGCTGATACTTTATTTGCATACCATTCTAAAACATTTCTATCATCATCATCAAAAATACTATGATATGATTCTCTTCTGACAACTTCATATAATCCTGTTGTATAATTTTCTTCAAAAGGCGACCATATAAAACAATCTTCATGAAAATTAGTCTCGTTTTTAATGAAACCAATTGATCCAGTAGCTTGATTAAATGTGAAAGATTTGGCTGTTCTTATACTTTTAGTCCAAATACATTCTGGATTTTTACCAGTTTTTATTTCTTCTAAAAATCCTTTTCCACTTATAACATATTTATTAGTAGCCATAAATTATTATTTTTTGAAGTTTTTTGTTACCCATTCATTAATAGAGTCTTTATCTGATGCTGTATGATATTGTGATAAGTAGTCAAAGATAAAATCAGATATTTTATCTATCTCTACTTTATTTCTATGATCCTGAAGTGCATCAACTGTACTATATTTTTTAAAAATAATTGCTAAAATAGATATTGATGATACTAAAAAACAAATAATAGTAATTATTATTCTTGCAGTAAATGTAGTAAACCAAATAGTAGGCTGTATATTAGAAAATAAAGGATCAAAGAATGTATATAACATACATAATCCTGGAATAATTAGAAAAGATAAAATTAAAAACTTTTTTTGTCCATAATATTTAAAAAATTAGAAGTTAAAAAATAAAAAATAAATGGTATGAAGGATAGGCGTAGCACAATTTCGTTTTCATAAACATTTGCAACTGCTCAATTAACTCTATATTGAACGCCTCGTTTTAGGTTAGTGTAGGATTTTCACCCATACTTCCACCGCTCTCAGTAGCGGGCTTGTTTACAAATATATCCTTTCTTATACATTCATATCATCCCACCAACTTTACTTGCCACAGAGGACTCTCCTTTCACTGATTATATCTGCAAATCATAACACTAGATATCATTCCAATAATTACAACTCTTACTGCAGTTTCACTAACCATTTATTTTATATATTAGCATACAACTGTGTGTTATTTAAATCTCCACCAGTTCTATATTTATTATATTTATTGTCAAAATCACCAGAATCAACAAAATCTTCATTTTGTCCATCTTTTTCAAATTCTGCTACTACGTCATTTGGTAAAACATACCAATGTCCATTTTCGTCTTGAACTGCTTTAACTTTTATCATAATATTATTTTTTTAATTATTCATAGATTAAAAACACACCTTTATCATCTCTGAATCACCAGATACTTTGTAAGTGTGTTTTTTATCTATTATTCTTAGCTATTGTATATACCAGGATTCAACAATTGATTTGTTGATATCTATTCTAATTACTTCGTCTAATTGATTAGATTTGACTTTTCACTTGAACAACTAAGACTAGCTCTTTAAATTTATATTTTAGTTTTTTTCCCATTTTAAGTACCCTATTATATTTAATACTCCAAAAGATAAATACATAATAATTAGAGAAATACTCAAATTAAAAAAAAATATTATACCAATTATACTTCCTATTAGGCCAACAATAAAGCCAATTTTCTTTTTAACACAAATTAAATAGTAAGAATATAAGCTTAAAATCATCAGTAACCAATCCATGTACAGTTATTTATTTATTTATTTATTTATTTATTTATTTATTTATTATTTACAAAGATAATACAAATAAAAATATTATGCAAATTTTTTATGATTTTTTAAATATCTTTTTTTAATTCTATGCTAAATTTCAAAGTTGTCAAATCATATCCTCTATTTTCCAACTCTTTTTTGAAATTGGTAACATCAAAATTATAAGGATAGTCTTTATTGAGAGTATATTTCAAAACATCATCACAAATATGATTCATTACTAAAGCTCCATCACAAGAACGTGGATATTTAACTACAAAATCTTTT